CCATCAGCTGCATCGTTTAAGAATCAATTAAGAGCAGATGGATTTAGTGGCATAAAGAATGCAGACAATTCTGTTTTGGATGGAATACGACTACAAGCCAAGATGATGCAATCACACCAATACATGATATGTAACCATCCATCTAATGCTCCGATAGTAAATGAATATTATGGATATGTATGGGATTCTAAAGCAATGAAACATGGGGAGGACAAACCATTAAAAGAAAATGATCATGGAAAAGATGGTGAAAGATATGCTATACAGACATTGTTTGGTGGCAGTCAATTGGATTATACAATTTTGAACAGGATGTGAAGAATGAATGAAGAAAAAAAGTATTTAATAGCAGCTTCTATCATAACGGGTGTAAGTTTGTTCATTAGTGTGTTGAATATTTATATAACATTTTTTGAATAGGATGTGAAAATGCAAGATTATGTTAAATTAATCAGAATAGCTGAAGTTCCTAGCAAAGGGATGTTTGGTGTCCTTAAAGTAAATGAAACACCTTTTTGTGTTACATTGGAAAGAGAATGGAGAGAAAATAGGACAAATGAAAGTTGCATTCCTACAGGACAGTACACATGCAAGATGGTTCAATCACCAAGGTTTGGTAAAACATGGGAAATTGTTGATGTCCCTGGTAGAACCAATATTCTTTTCCATGCAGGTAACAGAGTTGATGATTCATTAGGATGCATCCTTTTAGCACAGCATTATGGCAAATTGTATGGAAATCTTGCCATTGTCAATTCAGGTGACACATTTAAAAAGTTTATTCATCTTACACACAATTCAAATGAACTCCATTTAACAATAACTGAATGTTTCTAACAAGGAGATACAATGAGAAATAAAGTAAAAGATATAAGGAAAAAAGCCCCCAATATCAATACTGATGGTTGGAATAATGTTTACACTAAACAAGGTGTCTCTGGTTCTGACAAGCAACTGGGGACTTCATTTAGCAAGCCCACGCAATTGACTGAAACACTTGTTGAAGATATTTATCGTGGTGATGGTATATCAAAAAGAATAATAGATCTACCTACTGGTGAAATGCTAAGACGTGGTTATGAGGTTATGGGCGACACAGATGGTGACATCATTAAATACCTTGATAAGATACATGCAAATAAGCATCTTCTTCAAGGACTTAGATGGGGAAGACTGTATGGTGGTAGCATTGTTGTTATTGGAATTGATGATGGTTCAAATAAGCTTGATGAACCTGTGAATGAGACACGGATTAAATCAATAGAGTTCTTAAGAGTGTATGACAGGTATAGAGTCAATCATTCTACTTCAGATTTGTACAGTGATCCGGCACATGCTAAATTTGATACACCAGAATTTTACAATGTATCTCCTGTGAGTGGAACACCTTTCAGGATTCATGAATCTAGAGTACTTGTGTTTGATGGTGTTCCTGTTTCAGATAGAATAAGACAAGAGAATCAAGGATGGGGTGACTCATATTACCAAGCTATATACAATGAGTTAGCTAATCTTGCAGGAGTATACTTTGGTGCAAGAAATGTTGTAGATGATTTTATTCAGATAATTCTTAAAATAGAGAATCTACAGGATTTAATTGCTTCCGGTAGGGAAGATGAAATAAAGACAAGGTTAAATATCATTGATCTTGGCAGACATGTTATGAACACCATACTTTTAGATGCCAGAGAGGAATATGAGAAATCAGCTTCAAGTGTAGCTGGTTTACATGAACTACTGGGTAAATTTGAACTTATGGTTTCAGCAGTAACCGGTATACCAATGACATTGCTCATGGGTCAATCACCAGCAGGTATGAATGCTACTGGTGAATCAGATATTACATTGTGGTATGATTCAGTTGCTGAAGACCAGCAAAGTGAATTGAAACCTCAAATAGAAAGGTTGGTTTATTTGTCGATGTTGGCTAAACAAGGACCAACAAAAGGTAAGATTCTTCCTGAATGGGCAGTGGAGTTCAATCCTTTATGGCAACCTACTGAAAGTCAAATTGTTGAAACAAGAAGCAAACAAGCAACAATAGATAAAATTTATATTGAACAAAGTGTCCTTACTGCAGAAGAAGTTGCAATATCAAGGTTTGGTGGTGATGAGTATTCACATGACACTAATCTTATTTCTAAAGATAGACAAATTGAAGATGTTCCATTTGAAAAGCCTGATGATGAAGATACGGATGAGGAGTAAAACATGCCAGTAATGAAATGCACATTAAATGGCAGGAAAGGATGGAAGTTTGGTGCTTCTGGTAAATGCTATGTAGGTGCTGGTGCAAAGTCTAAAGCTGGAAAGCAAGGTAGAGCAATAAAAGCAATAGACTTCTCTGGAGTAAGAAATGATCAAAAGGATTCATTTGTTATGAATGTCACCAGGAGAAGGACACAAACCAATGGTAATAAGAAAACCAAGGTCCTCAAAAAGAATCCTGTCTGGTTACATCCCATTCCAGTGGAGAATGAGTACAATAGGCACCTTCAGGCATATGTCAAATTATGGGAAGAATCAGCCACTAAGATACTGATACCAAACATACAATCACTTATAGAGCAAAGGAATGTAGAAGTTCCTGTAGGTTCAAGGGCAGATGACTGGGCAGATGATGCTGATAGACTTATGCAATCAATGAGAGATTCTGGTGTTTCATTTCAATTTGATGCTTTATTAACTGCTAAAGACATAGGTGACAAGACAAATGCATGGAATAATACACAATGGCGAAAGATTGTTCGTTCTATATTTGGTGTTGATATGTTTCAACGTGAGCCTTGGTTGAATGCTGAATTGAATTCATTTACAAAAGAAAATGTTAAACTCATAAGTAAGATGACTCAAGGTATGCTGGATGACATAGACACATTAGTTCAAAGGGGTCTCAAATCAGGATCATCATTCTCAAGAATAGCTAAAGACATTGAAGGTAGATTTGATGTTACAAAGAACAGAGCAAAATTGATTGCTAGAGATCAGGTTTCTAAGTTAAATGGTAACCTAACTCAGTTACGTCAAACTGAAGCTGGAGTAGATTCGTACATATGGGTTGATTCAGATGATTCAAGAGTAAGAACTTCTCACGGGCCACATGGTGGCAATGCTGGCAAAATATTCAAATGGGCTTCACCACCATCAACAGGACACCCAGGTTCTGCGGTTCAATGCAGGTGCTATGCAGATCCTGTATTTGATGCATTAATGGAAGAAGTAACTGGTGCTGAAGTTGTAAGCTCACCTGCAATTAGAGCAACTGAAAAGACTGCAGCTGCTCAACCAGAGACAGTGAAATTTGTAGAAATGTCTGATGCACAAAAAGCACTTCTTGAAGAAACATCATCTCAATTCTTTAAGAAAGGTGTTGATAAAGAGACATTTGATGCTTTCCATTCATACACTCACAATGGATTCAAGGGTGTTAATAAATACTTGAGAAACCAGTTGCCGAAGAATTTTAGTGATGATGATAAGAAACTTATTGCTAACAAAATTTCATTAATGAAAGATGCTTATAAGAAAGACTATTCTGTATACAAAGGAACTTCGTGGAGAGGTATAGGATTCGAAAGTTCCGAAGGTTACGATAAATTCATAGGTAACATGAAAAAAGGCTTAAAAGATGGTGTGTTATTTCCAGAGTTTATATCATCTTCACAGAGTAGAAGCAAGGCTTTTGGTATATTCACTAATGACAGAGAAGTTTCCGTTCATCTTGAGATTAAAAGTAAGAGAGGAATGTTTATTGGTGATTCATTTGGCACTGGTAGAGAACTCGAAGTGTTATTCAAACCTGACTCAAAATTTAAAATTATTGATTGGGTTCCTGAGACAGCATCTAACCCAATACACATTACACTGGAGGAGATATGAGCAAGTTCAATGATGAACTAAAAGTTATAAAGTTTGGTAACCCTGTATCTAAGAAAGTTAGAGAAGGTATGGAGGCTACCCAAAAGATGATAGATGAGAGGCGTAAAAAAGAAAAAGAATCTAAACAATAACCAGTACCACTATTAAAGAATCTGGATATCGTTAGAGACACTCAATAGTTATGACCATATAACTATATAAACACACATTCAATATACTAGAGGTGATCTAGTACCACATCACAAGGAGATACATGTCAGTACATGATGATATACAAACAATTGCTTCTGAAATCAACAGAAAAGCAAAAGAGAACTTCACAGGTCAAATCGACCTTCATATAGAGATGAATACTGGTGGATTGACTAAAATATCTATTAATATAGCTAAAAATCTTAAATCCAGCCAAAAAGTGTCAAAATCTAATGAAATCCGTCACTTTTGAATTTTTATTAAAAAAGGCCTTTACATTTGAATTTTTATAATTTATAATAGAATTATCAGGTTTTTTCATAGAATCCTTATAGTACATGGACATTCATTGAAACCCTTCCCCTATCAGGGAGGGGTTTTTTTTATGCCCAAAACTGGAGAATCATACATATATACATGACAAAACTACAAATCACACCAGCTAAAGAGAATTCATCTACAGGTCCTAGTCGTTTTGACAAAGGTGAAATAAGGAATGCGCACTTCACATCAGAAGGATTCCTAAGAGTGGATGCGATAGTTACAAGGACAGGAGTTTTCCTATATAAAAATCCTGATGGCACCATACGTAAAGAATTAAGACACCCTGATGATGTACTAAAGAAGGATTCATTATCA